TTGGCGTGTCGTGTTGTGTGGTGTGGTATTATATGAGTATCAAGTTAAGGAAAGGAAAAAATAAAATGTCGAATTATAAATCTAGAGAATTTTACGAAAAAATGTTTATCGCATATATTGATGAATGCGGGCTTGATTCGAATATGTGGAATTATTGTAAAGCCGGTTTGATTCTTTTCAATATCGCTAAGGGACATAATTTTGAGTGGCCTACTGCGTTCGATGATTTACCTAAGGGTCAAATGTCGGCTATTGTACGGGATACGGTATGGAAGTATTAAAACAAGGGAGTATTAAAATGAGTTTCATGAATATTGAAGCATTGTCTAATTCAATTGATTTTAACGTGAATAGTATTTACGATGTGCTTGTGTATTTTGTTGATATTGCGTCCGATTGCTTGATAGAAACTCGGTTTGTTGATTGCATTGATGCATACGGGCTTAGGGATGTGCTTGATGATGGTGTGTTTTACGTTCCGGGTATGATGTGTTTGGGGTATCGGATTAATCGGTGATTGTGAAAGGTTTTTGTAATGATTAAGAATGATAAGAAAATTGCTACGTTTCATTCTTCGTTTAAAGATGGCGATATTGAGTTGTGGTATTGTTCGTGTTCATTTCGTAATGTGTATGAAATACGGTATGTTGTTAGTTTTGATACGCCGGAGGGATTAAAAGACGCGGTAGGTTTACGTACATATACTATGAATGATTATGCACAGATGTTCAGTGATGCTATTGCATTAGCTAATACACCTTTGCTGGAGAGGGATTGACCGTGTTTTGCAAACGTAATGCTTGCGATTTCATTAAAGGGTACAGGTGCCGTGGTGAACGTCGTGTTAAGGCGGTTGACATGAGTGCGAAGTGGTTTAAATGTGATTCGTACGTGTCCGATTATGTGTTTGCGCATTGTCGTGATATGGTTGATTTGATGCGGCGGGGATTGTGGGAGGGGTGAGGTGATGGCCTATTAGCTCAGTGGTTAGAGCGGCATCCTTATAAGATGTTCGTGTCGGGTTCGATTCCCGGATAGGCTACGCGATTGTGGTATATTGGGTCATGGCATGTCGTTTGATGTGTCATGACTTTTTTATTTGTGAGGTGTGTTTGATGGATATTAGTTCGATTGTAACCGTTGTCGGGAGCGTGGGTTTTCCGATTGTCGCGTGTTGTGGTATGGCGTGGTTTATCGCTACTACGTTTAGCGATTTTAATGATTTGATGACTAAGAATAATGTGTTGACTGAGGAACTTATTGCGTTGCTTAAGCATGATAAGGGGGATAGTGATGATACGAACGTGGCATAGTGTGTTAGCGTGTTTGTGCGCGTTGTCGTTGCTTTTTGTACCGTCTGCAAGCGCGGGCATGCGTGGCGTGGATGTGAGCAATTGGCAGTGTGACATTGACACGTATGCGCTCGACGCTGACTTTGTGGTGGCGGGTGCTACATGGGGTGTTGGCGGTTTTGACAACATGTGTTTGACCAACGGTGTGAATCAGGCGGCGAACTATCAACTTGGCCGCGCAGTGGACAGCGGTAAGAGTATTGGTGTGTATCATTACGCGATGGGGCATGATGCGAGCGCGGAAGCTGACTTTTTTGTGGACAATGTGCGCGGGTATGTTGGTAATGCGGTGCTTGTTTTGGACTGGGAATCTCAGGATAACCCGCAGTTTGGTAATGGCGCGTGGGTTGAAACGTGGGTGCGACATGTGCATGACCGTACGCAGGTATGGCCGATTGTCTATGTGCAAGCATCCGCGTTGGGTCAGCTTACATCGTTTGTGCGGGAGCATTGCGGTGTATGGGTTGCACAGTATGCGTCAATGGCTGCGACTGGTTATCAGGAAGTGCCGTGGTTGTATGGTGCGTATGGTGAAGCCATGCGGCAGTACACGTCGAACGGGTATGTGTCGGGATATGCCGGTCGATTGGACTTGAATTATTTCAGGGGCGAACGGTGGCAGTGGGATGCATACGCGCGTGGCGACGGCGCGAATGTGTCCGCACCGGAAACTAATTCCGGTGGGAATGTGTCGCAGTCGGCTTGCGTGGTTGTCGCGTCCGGTGACACATTGTCGGCTATCGCAGCGCGTACTGGACTGTTGCCGTGGCAGTCGTGGCGTGGATACGCTTCCGGTAATCCGTCCGTTATCTATCCGGGTGAAACCGTGTGTTACGGCGGTGGCACGGTTGCGCAGCCGGATACGGCGCGTACGCATGTGGTTGTGTCCGGTGAGTCTTTGTGGTCGATTTTCGGCGGTGATTGGGCACGTGTCGCGTCGCTTAACGGTTTATCTAATCCGAGCTTGATTTATCCGGGTCAGACTTTGCGTTATTGAGAATCAATATCAATAATCGGCGTGTCGCTTTTTGCGCGCGCCGATTTTTGTGCTATAAATATTTATGTCGCCAAAAATGGTTGACAGAAAAAATAGATACAAAGGATAACAAATATGCGAAAGATTCGTAAGGTAATCGCGGACAGCACCATAAGCTATTATGACAGGGACGGCGTGGTACAGACGTTCCACACTAACGGAAACGTTCGTAACGTTGAAATGGCTGTTAAAGTGCTTATGGACGCCGACATCGTTAACGTATTGGTTGACGATATTACGGTCAATAAGACCGTGTACGTGATGGACGTTGAAACGTTCATCGAACATGCCGAACGTGTCGCGACTGACGTAAACGGCACCGACAACGACAACGACAACGACAACGACAACGATATTGAATTTTGAAAGGAACTGAAATGAATGAGGAAAACGAACAGATGAACAACAACACCGCAAACGAGACCGCACAGAACACCGCTGATACCTATCGTTACATTTGCACGATGGATAACAGTACGTTTGAGGGAAAACGCGCCATCGTCAACGCACGTAACAGTGCGTTGTCGCTGAACGGACGCGGCGCGGAACCATTGGCGGTTATTGGCGCTTATATCGCGCCGGGTGTCCGTTCTCAGACCGGTCAGAAATGCGCAAACGTCTATCTTTTCGGAAAGGACGGTAAGACGTATTTCAGTCAGTCACAGGGAATCTACCGCAGCGTGTTGGATATCTACGATATGTTCCCCGATTTCAACGCGCCGGACGGTATCACCGTTGCAGTCAAGCAGACCGCGCTGGGCGGCGGGCGTTCCACGAAATCGCTTGAAATCAAGTAGTTCGGAATGAAACAAAAGTGCCATAAATTGTTATGGCACTTTTTTTTATAAGGTGGTGACCATGCCTAGAGCGCATAAACAAGCGGATGTTTTGACCGCGAAACGCAAGCGTGTGCGGCGTACGATAAACAGTCTGAAAAAAAGCATTACCGACACCATGCCCGAAAGTGAAGCACGCGTACGACGTGTTTACATTCAACGGCTTGAAACGCAGCTGAAAAACACATATGTAGGCCGCACCCGCAACGCTGCAATGCGTGACGAATTGTATCAACGCGCCAATGAAAAAGCCGACGCGCTGATTCGACAAACCGAAAGTGTGCGCGGCGGCAAAGGGCGCGCGAAAGAACGCGCACGCTCGTTCAATATCTTTCGCAATGAAATGCGGATGGCATCCAAGGGGCTACCGAGCGCGCTGGGCGATGATCTAAGTCGTGAAAAAGTCAAGATATTTTGGCGATACACACAAAACGTATGGCAACGGCCCGACGTTGCCCCGAACAAACGGCTAGAAGCCATCATGAAAGCATATGACGCCAATTCACTTAGCGAATTATTTGACACTATCATGTCACGAAACGAAAAAGCATTGCAATACGCCAAACGTATGAAAATGCACGCGGGCGAATTGGAAGACGATACGGACGTTGACGGCGGTAGCCCGATATGGCTCATGTTGGTAACGCCTGACGTGATACGATGATGAAAGAACGTAAAGATTTCAGAGTAGCGGCGATATTCGACACCGAAACAACGAACGTTGGTACAGGTGCCGAAACGCGTGCATATCCGATATTGTATATTTTCAATGATTTGCGTGATACGCCGTTGGAATCGTACACTCCCGATACGGACGATGTACGGTTTTACCGGCGTACGTCCGAAGCGCTATCGTACGTTGATAATCTCATTGAACATGGGCGTACGCACGGTTATGTCCCGATAATCGCGGCATATAATCTTATGTTCGACGTGCAAACTCTCATGTTGGAATTGGCGCAATCGTATACGATTACCGCTAATGCGCAGACGGCGACTAGCGTGTATACGCTTGATTTGTATATAGGCGATGATGTGGTGTGCCGTTTTTGGGATACGTTTTACCTTGAAATGGGCGGACTGCGCGCAATGGGTGAAACATGCGGATTGCCGAAAGCGGTAGGCGACTGGGATTACACGCTTCCGCGCACGCCCGAAACGCCACTGACCGCGGAAGAACTGTTTTACGCGCGGCGTGATGTGCAAGTGATACCACAATACTTGCAATGGTTGCTACGCGCGAATCATTGGCTTACACCGGACATGCTCGGTTGCCGTGTGCTCACTAAAACGTCACTTGTGCGGCAGATGGCACGTCGTGAGATTGGCGGGCGACGCATTACGTTGCAGAGCGGTAAGCAGATGACGCTTCAACGTGCTTTCGAGTTGACTTGCAATCAGGAGTTTCCGAAAAACTATGAGTCCTATGCTTTGCGTAAGTCGTGTTTTCGTGGCGGGTTGACGTTTACGAGTGCGAAAACCGCTAGCGTGGTTGTGGATAATGTTGCGTCCTTGGATGTAACGTCAATGCATCATGCTTTCATTAATGGGCGTCGATTGCCGGTTAAGTTTGCGCCTATACCTTCGGATATTTTGCAAGTGGCGTGTGAACGTATCGTTAACACGCAGCTTGAAGACGTATTGGCGAATTATAGTGACCCGTTCCGTACGGGTGTACATGCGGCCGTGAGATTTACGAACCTCAGATTACGTAAAAACACATGTTTCGATGTATGGGGTATTGCAATCTGCCCGCGTTCAAAATTCGTAAAGACGCTGCAAGCGGATACGGATTATGCCAATAACGAGCGTGCGAAAACACAGGAAAACAGTATTAGGGCGCATGGTTACGTTGATACTGCTGTTAATGCGACATATGCTTTCGGTAAGCTGTATTGTGCGGATGAATGCATATTACACGTTAACGAGATTGAATTATGGAACGTGGCGCAAGTATATGAGTACGATGAAATGCGCGTCTTATATGGGGAGGGTACCACTAAAACAATCATTCCGCCCGATTACGTGACATTGCAATCTAATATGCTTTTCGCTCGAAAAACCGATGTGAAAAATCTGATTAAACATTATCATGAGGGTACGGCGTACGCGGATGAAATACCCGATTCGATACCTGAAGGAATTGCGCGCGACGCTAAGACGGGCACGTTAAGCATGAAATTTTTGCAATCATACTACGGTAGCACCGTTAAAGGCCAATTCAACGGGATTTACGGCACTCAGGCACAGGATGTCATGAAAGCCGATTATCGCGTGACGGAAACCGGCGAACTTGAAGTCGATAAAACCACGGTTTGCACTCCCGAGAATTTTGCGAAAAAACGTCCGAAGACACCACGCGTGCTCTACACTTACGGTATGCGAATCGTTGCGGGCAGCAGAATGCACTTGCTGATAGCCATGACGCTGCTATATCGATATTTCGGCGAACGCGTCGCGGTCACGGGCGGCGATACCGATAGTCTGAAAATCAGCTGCGCTGATGACGTATCCGACATGGAACTGTTGAAAGCGCTCGAACCATTGCACACCGCAATAGAGAACGCTATCAACATTACCATGCGACGGGTCAGAGACACCGCGCCCGACATGGCGTCTACGCTGGAACATATCGGAAAATTTGAAGTGGAGGATTGCGGTGGTACAACTCGGTATGCTGAGCATATGGAATTGTGGAACAAAGCACGTGTCAGTTTGGACAAGAACGGGCGCGTGCATGTCACTTGTGCGGGGCTTCCGCGACCGGACGGCATGTACACCATAGAAGATTTTATTGCCGGCATCATGCATGCGGGGCACGGTTTCGCGGAAACCGTACAAATGTCGCTCGGCTATGATGTGTTGATCGATTATGACATATGCCATACGTTGCAACGCAACCGACCGCATGTGTGGGATAGATACGTCGGCACCGTCACCGACTACCAGGGCGCGACATGTCATGTTGATGCGCCCGAAGCCATCGCGTTGTATCCGTCCGGTAGATGGCTGGGTGAATCGGATAAACAGGCAAACGGCGAGAATCTGACATACTTACGAAACACGTATAATAGAAATGTGGAAACGACACCGCGCGAGCTTATTGTGCGGAACGGCAAACCTATGATTGTGAGTATTGATGGCGAAATATTATTATGAACGGCTTAGAACACAGATATTACCGCGCGACGCTGACGTAAATCTTATAATTGGCGCGCGCGGTCTCGGTAAAACGTACGGCGTACGTCGGTACATGTTGGAGGATTATATTAAAAACAATATCTGTTTTGTTGAGGTCACACGGTATCGAGAAGAAAATAACGACGTGGCGGCAAAATATTTTGACAGGATAATTGAAGATAATATTTTTCCCGACTACGATTTTAGGGTACATAACAAGATAGCTGAAATACGTCGTAACGGTGATAAAACTTGGCGGACATGTGGCTATTTCATCCCATTATCATTACAGCAGCAGAAGAAAAAAAGCACATATGTTAATGTACGTAATATTTGCATGGATGAAATTATCATAGACCCTGACGATGTATATCATCATTATTTGCGCAACGAATATGAACAATTAGCCAATCTTGTAGACACCGTCACGCGTGAACGCGCCGACGATAACAAGCTACGCAAACCGCGAATCTTTTTATTAGGTAATGCGTGCGACGCATATAATCCGTATTTCAAACATTATGACGTGCCCTTGGAGCCTGAGTTTGGTTTGCAATGGCTTGACGGTAAGACGTGTATTTTCGATTATGTTGAAGATGATAAATATGCTGAACAGAAAACGAAAAACACCGTTGCGGGGCGCATGATGAAAAATAATGATGATGTCACCGCTAAAAACAAATTCAAGCACCATGACACTGATTTTATTGAAAAACCACACAACCACGCTAAACTTACTTATGTTTTCCGTTGGTTGCGACGGGAATACGGTGTTTATGTTGATTTACGTTGTGGCTACGTTTTCACATCATCAAAATATGACGCGGGCGCGCATGTACCATATTTCGCAATTACGACGGATGATAACAAGCTTAATTATCTTACGGCAAATGTTGCAAAAGACTTGATTAGGAATCTTACGTCATATTATGCGTTAGGCTATTTACGCTACGATACGGTGGAAACGCAACACGCCGTAATTGCAATGCTTAGAAATTTCGGCGTAAAATAAACACGGCATACACGAGGTGTTACAGTGAGAATGTTAAAACATTATCGTTGATGACCACGGTTGACTCCGCCAATGATATGGCCGTGAGGGAAAAGCGCGCCGTTCGTCGCTGTGAATCATGTCGCAAGTGTGCTATTCTTGAGTCGTACCGGTCACATACCGGTACGACTTTTTTTCATATATGAAAGGAAAAAAACGCTAATGGATGACGAAACAACCGAGGAAAAGGACACCGCCGAACGCGATGACCTCACCCCCGACGAAACGCACCGCGTAGGCGAGTTCGATGACTTGCGCGACATGCTGCGCGACGTGCTGGACAAAGTGAGCGCAATAGGCGATCGTACGGACGCAATCAGTGAACGAATCGACGGCATCTATGACAATTTCACCGATTCCGTCGCGCAAATGGTTGAAAACGGTGCGACCGTCAAGGAAAACGACGACGACGACGCGGCGGAAGCAATCGCGCAAGCGGCGGCAGAGGACTTGGAAAATCTCGATTACACGCTCTGAAAGGATGAATCATGTCAGTAGATAACGCGACAATTTTGGATAAGGTGCGACTTAAGGGCACGGATGATTATCAGCAGCGTATTCCGAGCGCGACGCAGACCGGCGTAGCGAACACCATGCGGTACTTGTTCGACCCGATGAATCGGCAGTATCTCAACGACTGTGTTTGGAGCATGGTCAATCGCATCGGACTCACCGTAATGGCACAGAACGCACCGTTTGAAAACCCGTTGGCGATTTTCAAAAAGGAAAACTTGTACTGGGGTTCGACCGTGCAGGAAATCGCCGTCAAGTGGATTAAGGCGCACGGGTACAAGGATGACGCGGAAGAGTTGCTGAAAATGCACCGACCCGAAGCGGCGGTGTGGTTCTACGAAATGAACCGCAAGGACCAATATCCGATTTCATGGACTGACGATGAATTGCGGCAGGCGTTCGTAGATGATTTCGGCTTGAACCGTTTCGTCGCGCAGATTATGGAAACACCGCGCAACAGCGATAATTACGATGAAATGAACATCATGCTTGCGCTGATTCGCCGTTACGAGCAGAATCTTGGTTTCTACAAGGTGCATCTTGACGCAGTGCCGAGCGACGAAACGACTGCTAAGACGTTGCTTAAGGCATTGCGTTCCACGGCGGGGCGTATGCAGTTTCCGTCTACGCAGTACAACGCGTTGAACGTTACCGATATTCCGGCGTATGCTAATCCGCAACAAATGGTGTTGCTGATTGAGCCGGAATTTCTCGCTTCTCTTGATGTTGACGCGTTGTCGGCTGTGTTCCAGTTGGATAAGGCTGATGTGCCGTATCGTATCATTCAGGTGCCGAGTCTTGGTATTCCGGGTGCGGTGGCGTTGCTTGTTTCAACTGATTGGTATCAGGTTCGCGATACGCTGTACGGCACTACTCAGTTCTATAATCCGCAAACACTTTCCAACACGCTGTATCTCAACCACTGGGGCATTTATGGCGTGTCGCCGTTCACACCGTGTGCGTTGTTCACCACCGATGCGGGCACTTCCATCAAGGTTGTGACTCAGACCGTGACCGACTTCACGCTGACCCCGACCACGGGAAGCGTCAAGGCTGGCGACCTTATGCAGCTCACGCCGAAGCTCACCGCCACCGTCGAGCCGACGGGCACCACCGTTCAGGTTGCGCCGAACGCGGCGACGTACGATGTCGCGGCGAATCATGCCGCAAGCGGCGATGAGTCGCACGGTGCGGCGTTCGACCTCAACGTCAATACGTTCGTGGATGATCAGGCACGCTTGCACGTACAGCGTGACGGCCTTGTGGCCGGTGATGTCATTACCGTGACGGGTATCGCCACGTATGTCAATCCGAACGGCGAGACTACGGAACATTCCGCAACATGCACGTTCACCGTCGAATAGTCTGAATCGACTATGGTATAAAATGAGTGGTGTTTCATGTGAAGCACCACTCATTTTTTCATATATAGAAAGAGTACGATATGGATTTTCCACATCTGCAAAACGCAACGGTATTTCCCGATACGGACACGCGCGTATACGGGCAGTACCGCAACGTTTTCGATTACAATGTTTGGACACCAAACACGGTAATCAAACTGTGCCGTGTGAATTGGTATGATGATTACCACGACGTTGTGAAATTCACCGATGACGATGCAAGAGATGCATGGTTTGACAAACTGGACGGCGAAACCGTCAAGCTCACAACTAACATGTACATCGCACGCGCCGACGCGGACGGCATAAAATTGCCCGTGCCCTACATGACGGCGCAACAGTATAATTACATTGTCGTTGACTTTTCGCATGACATTATCAATACGCCGTATCAAAAAGCCGATGTGCAGACACGCTATCATTTTTTCATCACTTCCGTGCGCGCAGAAGCACCGAACACGACAACATGCACGCTTACCCGTGATGTGTGGACGGACTATATCAACAGCACCACAATCAACGGACTGCTGTTGTCACGCGGACACGCGCCGTTGACGGAAACGACACCGCAAGAACTGTTGAAAAACCCGCGCGTGAAATGCCGTGACTTCACGTTGCCCGATGTCGATTTCGGCAACACAGCGTCGAATGTCAGGAAAAGCGCGCCGTTTAATCTGCAAAACGGCACAAGATACATTTGTTTGGCCGCAACGTTTTCGTCCGAACAATTGCAAACCATGAGTGGTATGCGCGGCACGAACATTACGGACAGCGACCCGACATACAACAATAACGATGACACGGTAACGGGTTTTTCGTGGGGTGCCGGAAACATTTATACATCAAATGTCACCGGCGCGGGCACATCGTACAACACTATCGATAATCTCACTGCAAGCAACGTGACCATGTACGCGCTCGATTCGTCCAAAATATCAGGCGATTATTTCGATACGCTTTTTGCGTATTACCCACATATCATGTCGCAGATTACAGCTGTTTTCGTCGCCACCGCAAACATGATGCGACTTGGTAACATTGTGACTGTGAATGGTGTCGAATGGCATACTGTCAGCGGCACCCGCGCGAAAATATCCGATATTGATTTAACGATTAACGATTTTGGATACACGGCTGAATACGCTGCAATAACACGACTGTATCTTGCACCATACGCACACTTGGAAATATCCGACAACATCGGCAATAAAACCCGGGTGGAAATAGCCGACTGCGGACGCCTTTCGGTACAGACTATCACATCCCTCAGCTATCCGATATTGCGGCAAATCGCATGGCTTGACGGCATCGGGAGCGACGGCAGTACGTCCATTGGCATTGACGCAATCGACGGAAACAGCATCACCGCCGACGTGCCGAACGCGGACGTGCTCAAAACACTCATATCGCACGACATACCGACATACGCGCTGCAACGGCGCGCAATCGACGCGCACCGCGCCGACGCATACAATCGAGAAATCGCTCAAGCACGCCAAAACGCCGTTATATCGTACGAAAACGGCGCGCGTATGGCCAACGTTAGCCGTGACAACACCGCGCGCACAGGACAAACAAGCGTTACGAACACCGCAACCGCCAACGGATTGCGCAACACAACAACAGCGAATGCAAATCAAGCAGCGACGGACATAACAGCGCGCGGAAACACCAAACTAGACAACGAGCAGAAATATCAAAACGCAAAGATAAACTCCGATCTATCGGAAGACTTGGCAGTCGCAACCGCGTCATATGTCACCGGACAAGAACAAACAGCAATGACCAACGTCACTTCAACTCTTGGTAGTCTCGCCACAAGTGCAATATCGGTTGGCGCGGGGTTAGCAGCAAGCGCGGTTACAGGCGGTGCCGCACTCCCCGCAGTGATCGGCGCGGCAGCGGGGATTAGTTCCGGTGTAATAGGTGTCGGCACATCAAGCTATAACGCGGCGATTGCATTGACCAACAATCAACTTGTGTACACCGCGTCAAGCGACGCGGCATCCAAAAAAGCAGTCAACGCGTTGGAATGTAATGCGGGCCTTATTGCGCAAGCAAAAAGTTACGCCACGGATAGCACGCAACGTTCCAACAAGCTCAACACCGATAATGCTAATGCGTCTAACACAGCCAATACGACAATAACAAGCGCAAGCGTCACCACGGCGAACGCGAACGCTGCCGCGTCACGTAATCAGAGTGTGGATAATGCTAAACGTGTCATGGTAAACACGCGGTCCAATGTCAGCATGGCGTGGCGCGACTTGCTCAATCATGCCGCGCAGCCCGTTGGGTCATATGGCGGCGACAATTTCAGACAGGCCACGGGGCTTGACACCATGACCGTGAAAATTGTCACCGAAGACAACGGCGCGATAGCGGCGGCGGGCGATTACATGCTGCGCTATGGAATCGCAAGCAACAAACTCTACAATAGACCGTCGTTGACGCCTTGCAAGCATTTCGCGTATTGGCAATGCGCGGACATATGGGTTATCTGTCCATTTGCGCAAAACGAGCAATTGCAAACAATCAGGAATATTTTCAGCGCCGGTGTTACAATATGGAACAGACCCGAGGAAGTTGGCAATGACTTCGTACACGACAATCTATAAGGTGGAAAAATATGGGACGCAAACGTACGCATAAAAGGCCGTTGACCCGTGCGGAAATGGGCGAACGTGGCGCGCCGATGTGGCAGCAGTCCGAAGCGCTCAATTCTCAAGCGTATTCGATGGCGTATTCGCAAATGTTGAATATTGCGCTGTCAAGGTTTAAGTGGTTGAATCTGCCGAAAACTTGCAACGCGTGGTTTTTGGAATACAATCTATTGTATTTCGGTTACGCTACAATCGCGTTTCCGCATAGTAAGCCGGGTGTGTTTTTCAGTACGCAAGCGGTGACTACATCGAATTTCAACGTGTATTACAAACCGAAGAAATGGGATAGTTACGGCATCAACGGTTGGCGTTTTCCGGTGAACAACTCGAATGGTGTTTTCATTTACGCTAACCGCGCGCGCACGCCACTCATTCCGACTATTGAATTTTTCGCGCATGAAATTGAAGATTTGTACATGACGCGACGGCAGAATCGTTTCAATCAAAAAACACCGTTCATACTGGAAGTTCCAGCCGGACAGCAAACCGCGGGCGTCAACGTCATCAAGCAAATCTCAGGTGGCGAAATGGCGATCATGGCGACGCCCGGCTTCACCGATTCAATGAAAGCCAACGTGCTGAAAACCAACGTCGAATATATCGGCATGGAATTGCAGAACGACATTCAAAACACATGGAACGCGTTCTATCAATCGTTGGGCATTAAAAATCTGCCGTTGAAAATGGAACGGCAAACCGCCGACGAAATAAACGACTACGGGGAGCCAACCGACCTACGCGCGCTCAGCGAATTGGAGGAACGTCGTGCCGCGTGCGATATTCTCAACACAAGATTCAGAAAATATCTCAAAAAACCGATACAGGTTGTATGGAACGAAGACAACGTTTCCCGCAACTACACTTACTTGACGGACGTTGAAAGAATGAACGACAATGACAATACAGAATGACATAAACCATTATCAGCCATGTGAACCGCGCGACGATTTTCACGGCGTGATGACGTACACGTTCGGCGAACTGATTGACGTACCGGGCGGTGTTGACTGGGATAACGCCGCGTGGTCATGGCGGAATGTCGCCTATGATGACACGCAGTACGTGCGCTGCTGCAATAAAATCGAAAACCGTTTCTATGATCGGGAATTGGGCGTCATGCCACCGTCAAGATGGCGACGGCACTTCATGCGACTAATACAGGAAATCATGCCGGTTTTGCGTCCGCTTTATGCGCTTGTGGACACTAATCCCGATATAATCCTTAGCGATAGTGACGTGTGGCATAAAATGCGGACGGTCTATAGTGATTTCCCCGCCACGCAGTTAGCCGAAAATCAAGACTACGCTAGCAACGCAACCGATAACCAATACGAGACAATCGCCAACGGCGATTTCATGGACAAAGTCAACCATATCCGAAACGGCGATTACGTCGATATTGACGTATTGTTGCTTGAACATCTTGAAGCATGTTTTAGTCCATTATGGACGATAAATATTAACAATTACTGAAAGGATGAACAACATGTTTCCACTGCTGCCGTTTTTCTCGGTATGGCCGTACACGCCCGCCATACCCGCGTTTTACTGGAACGCCAAAAGTCAAGAAGAAATAATAAAACATATCGCGTGTGAAATCGACCACATAACGGCATATCTTGACGAAATCGTGACCGATATCAACAAAACATTGCACGACTACGATACAAGAATAAAAAACATTGAAGCGAACATAAACGATTACGCCGTTGCCATAGCGCAAATACAAGAACAAATTGACCACATAGGAAACACACAATTGATATGGAACGTCACAAAGGGCGAATATACTGATAGTAAAACCGCAATGCGTGACCTATACCGCGAACTAGCAGTTTACGGCGCGCGAATCAGTCAAATTGCTGACATTAACGTTGGCAAATTGGCTGAACACAGAACCGACGAAACACCCGCAGTCGGTAACCTCACCATATTCAACGACGACACGCCCCGTGTCACCGATGCGGAAACCGGCAAACCGTATCCGTCGTTATAAACACCGAAAGGATAATCCATTATGGCAGAAACAACAAATTACAAGCTCGAAAAATACGACGCGGGCAGTTCGGCTAATCTATTAGACCAATACAACGCGTCAATGGATAAAGTTGACAAGGCACTTAAGCAAATCGACAATAAAGCCGAACAAGCCCTTAATAAAAACACATTACCGGATGGACTAGCAGCGTTCTGCACAGCTTTAGGAATTTCCAGTACCAACGCTGCAACTCTAGGCGCAACGCTAAATCACATTCTTAATAAAATCGGAACCGAAACGTTTACCGTTACTGACCTTGCAAACGCAAAGAAAACCGCTGAGGGTTTCATCATCCCCGGTGAAAACGCCTAACAGGAAAATACATCATGTCAACAGAAACACCATTCTATCATCTGCCATTGTACGAAACCGGCGACCTAGCGGACTTACGCGACGGCTATAACGCGGCAATGCGAATTATTGACCGTACCATACATCAAATGCAAGTGCAAGCGGAAATTAACCACCCGCAAACAGCAATCCGAAAGGAAACCACAAAATGACAGACTACACACCCAATTTCAATCTCGAAAAATATACACCCGGTGACGCGGCAAACCTCAATGACCAATACAACGCGTCAATGGCTATTATTGACACCAATCTATACAAAGTAAACACTAACGCTAGCAACGCACTAAACACCGCCAATCAGGCCATAACACAAGTTAAAGCCACAAACGATAATCTAGCGGCATTAGGTGTAACCAACGAAACCACTGCAACCACGCTCAAAAACAAGATTGACACTACCGCGTCAAATCTCGCCGTCACAACCGAAACTGCAAACAATGCGGCTGCTAATCTAAACGCGTTAGGCGCAAATACCGTAGAAAACGCAACCAATCTTAAAAACCGTATAAACGACACATACACCAAAAACGAAAGCGACGCTCGATATGTACAAATACCGCCCGTACAAGATACGCTAATCGCAATTGGCGATAGCTATTTCGAGGGTTTCAGAACAACTAACCCTACAACTGACAGCATGATAGTAAAAGCGGCGCAAAAACTAAACTTGAAATGCAATAATTTCGCAGTCGGCGGAAGCGGTTTCATAACCGGCACTAAAACATTTCTGCAACAATTACAACAGGCTAACAGAACAATAACAGATAAAACTAAAATCAAATACGTTGTAATCGGCGGTGGCCGCAACGATGCATACAATACGCTAAAAGAAAGCGACGTTACAGCAGCGCTCACCTACGCTAAAACCAATTTCCCATATTCAAAAATCGTTTTCATACCAATGATGTACGATAACACATGGCCTACCCGTGATGACGGCCAAAAATACGGTGTCATGTGCGCCGGTGGCCGCAACGCAAACGTGCTCACAGTCAAGGACGCGCCATCATGGGGTTTATACTATGCAAGCGGAATGACAGACATACACCCCAACACTGAAGGCTCAGAAATATACGCACAATACATAGCAACAGCAATCCAAAACAACATGTCAGCCATGCCACGCGTGGAACGTCACATAGACGTAGCACTTCCGGGCGTAACGAACGGTTCACTCTCAGTGTTCATTAACGGTCTAGACATATCCTATGTGTTCCGTGGCAATAAAACAGAGTGGAATCAAAACATTTTCGCCACCGTAAACAAATCAAACACATGGGGTGCGTGGTCTATGCTTATGGGCTTTCGCGATGACGGCACACCACTCAAACTAAAATTCGACGGCATGAATTTCAGCATCATAGACGTATTAAGCGGCGTAGGTGCAGCCGGTGTCGTCAATTTCGCATACAATATGAATATTTTCGAGCACAACTAAAAATAACAAATAACCCCGATAGGTTTTTTCCTATCGGGGTTATTATATGTCAATCGTCACGCTTGCTCGAACGCTTC